GCCATAAAGCTTTAGCACAACGTGACCTATTTCCATTGCCGCTTGCGTGCCGTGAACCAACTGCACTGTAGCAAGAACAATATCATAATATCCAGCACGCCAAACAAAACTGGTAGCGCACGCATTCCCAGATAGCTCAACGGTATCGGACGCCTTCCACTTTAGAATCGCTGTGCTAACAAGGGGAAGCAATACTAAAGCGTTAACTTGATAGAATGGATTTGACGGCAATCCTACCAAAGCAGCCCAAATTGCCATGTCAGCATCGTCACGGTCTATCTTGTCGCCATCAACAATGTCATCAAAAAGCTGAACAACTTGCCATAGGTCAATTAGCCACTCAACGGCATCTTCGGGCAAAGCTAATGCTTCCACAAAGTTCCGACGCAACCAGTATTCAGGCGTTCCGCTTTTAAGCATATTAAGCTCTCTGCTATTGAGCTACAGGCTGCTCTTAAACGCTCTGTAGCCAAACCATAACACAATCAATCTTCAAATTCAAACTCTCGTTCTTCCCACGCTTGACAAGCACGAAGATCATGACAAATAAAACTGAATTTGTGACAATAACCACGGAATCCAGCGTCAACATCCCATTCGTTCCAAGGTATCTTGTCCATCTTGGCTTGTGTCAAGGTGCTGTTGTCGTAATATTCACAGTTGGAGCAGCGGCGGCGACGAGCTTCTTCTTCGTCTACTTGCCACGCATTAGCTAGTGCTGACCAGTATTCAGGGTTAGCGCCACGCTCATTGCTGGGATTCTCAGGGCCAAGCATCCAGTCATCAATGACCATCTTGGTGTTTTTCTTGTTCTCAGTAGTCGTGATGAATGGTTCGCTTTCACGAAGCCCACCGAAACCTTCGATAATAAAAGCTGGCTTTTTCATTATGATATTTCCCGACCAGATGCGCGGATGTTGATGGCTGTAGCCGTTCCCGCAATAGTTGAAATAAATCCACCAGACGCAAGTACCTGACCGACCAGTTCAGGGAACGTATAGGTTTCCGATGGCTGAAGCGTTTTGGTCTTGACGATCAGGTTGTCATTACCTGCGCTACCAGATACCGTAACAAGGTTGACGCTAATCGTCGCAGCCGTTGCGCTGTAATTAGTCGCCGTAAACTTGTCGATGACCGTTGTAACGCTCACCGCAGTGTATTGCGTTGTCTGCGCGTTCTCCGCAGTCTTTGCTGGAATCAGAACTCTTGTTGCAACTGCCATATTACGTCTCCAAAGAACTTATATTATCTGTTACCGTCAAAATGACTGACGGAACGGAAGGGTGTACGGCAGACGCCGCTTCAGCTAACAAAATAACAGAAGTATCGTCTACTTCCCACATTAATTCAATATAGTCTCCAGCGTTTAGTTGGATGACGTAATTCCATGCAGCCAAAATCTCAGAGGAGTTACCTTGTATGCGGATTTGACCAGCACTATCTGGCACGTTGACACCGTTCTTACGTAACCATATCCACACCAAACCAACGCCGCCGGACGTTTTGTCTAACTGAGCGGAAAACTGCACATTGTAGACATTTGGCCGATCAACATAAATTCGTGACGTTGGTGTGCCGCGAGTGACACCTACCGACAAATCAACAGTGTTGAACGTCATGGCGTAGGCTGTGTTGATAGCCGCCGCTGTCTGTGATGTCGTGTCGTAAAACGAACCATAGCGAGGCGATCGAAACTCTTTTGGTGGTGGCATCTGTTGCAATGCCGTAATCTGTTCCTGCAACGATGCGACCTGTTCTTGCGATGCCGATGCTGGCGCTCGATCAAGATACTCCAATAAAGACTTCATTACCTCAATAGAGGATAGTGCTTCGTTTGCGGATGCCACTGCGTCTCCAGCCAAGATAGTAGCTTCCGTAACGCTAAAGGGAGCCACCTCATTGCTGACAACTTGAAACAGCAATTCAAACTGCTTAATCTGTTCATGATCTTGCAAGAACGATGCCAGTTGGTCGCGGGTAAGATTGAGCCTCTGAACCATATTAGTAGGCTAACGGCTCGATTGCCGCCTCTAGTCTAGCAAACGACATATGCGCGTCTGACGTTCCTTGGAATCGCTGTATGCGCCAGTTACGCATCCAACCCTGCTGGAACCACACCAAACGCTTTGCACGCTGTCCTGTAGTGCCAGCCTTAATGAACTTCTGCTGGCTCCACGTTTCGCCATCAGTTGAATAGCTAGTGTTGATTGTTGGGTCGATGCCATATGCAACGGAACCAGTTAGACCAACCAACTCAAGGTTCTGAATGATTGCGCCACGGCCTTCGTTGTAAACAATCGTTGTGCCAAACTCCCAGCGCACCTTTTGCCCGTAATGGGTTGAGATGTTGCTGACCATGTAGCCTACAGATGTGTTTGTTGGGTCGCCCACCAGCCACTTGTCATAGCACCACACAAGGTTTTGTGCGCGATACTTCGACAAACCAACTAAGCTGCTTGTCAAGGTGAACCATACTGGCTGGCCCAAGTCCTGCGTTGCTGATGCGTCAAATACAAGCGTGCGATCGGGCAAGTGAATATACAGATGCTCGTGCGCCTTATCGTTACGCGCTTCCAGCTTAACCGTAGACAGTTGTGCTTCAGTGAACTCAAGCAGGATTTGGTCTATCTCTTGCGTGCTGATTTTATTCGCTTTGGCATTGCCGCCAAGATAAACACCTGGGGCTTCATTGAACCCGCTACCAAGGAAAGCGATGCTCTCCAGATATACGCAGCAAGCATGAGTGCCAACAACGCCCTTTTCAACCTGAGCGCCCTCAATGCGCTGGAACGGAAATAGGTCACCGCCTACGTTGTCAAAGACTTCGATGGTGTTCCGGTTCAGCGCGTATATCTCATTGCGGAGCTTGAGCAGTGCGACAACGGGATCAGGATCAATTTCAGACGAACCGTATTTCAGGGGATTAACCTGTGTCGGATCGCTTAGCTCCGTAACGACAAGAAACTCGCCGTCAGTGGTCATGAAGTAGCCATCTACCCAAACCACATCCAGAACAACGCCAAGGTCAGGATCGGTGACTTGAACAAGGCCAAGGCTGGGAGACCAGTAAAACAAGTCTTCGTTAGAGGCGATAGCCAAGCGATCGAAGCTGTAGTCCATCGTCACTAGTTTACCGTTGTTTCCAACGTCACCCAGAATCGTTACCGCGCCTGTGCTGGACACTGTGACGAGCTTAGAACCCATCACGCGATAGCAGACGCCATTCCAGTTAATGCCGCCACGATCGATGCCAGGGCCAGTGCCGTTAGCCACCAAGCCATCAGCAGGACGCAAGAAGCCTTCGCTTATACCATTACTCTTTGGCACTGGAATCATATTGACAGGATAGGACGTACGAAAGTCCGGCCCATTGTCCGTGTAGATTCCATTGACTATCGGAATTTGAACCATGTTTTATCCGACAAAGTTAGAGGAGGATGTAGCCGCCATCCTCAAGTAATAGAAAGTCGCCGTTCTCTTGCAACAAAGCGCCTAGCACTGGGCCACCGCCTGTGTTGAAATAGCGGAGGCGCGTGCGAAGGCGCGTCAGCAGGAACATTAGAAGCCCTCGCCAGGAATGATGTGAAGCGAACCACCGCCAGCAGGAGCGATGTAAGCAATCGTATCATAGTCGCGGAACTTGGAGATGGTGACCTGACCATTTGGCGGCACAAGGTAATCAGCAGTCGTTGCAGTAACGCCAGCAGGCCCAACGCGCACAAAGCACTCAACCGAATTGCGGCTTGTGATGCAAAGCGTTTCGGTAGCTACAGGCAAAGTCGTGCTCGCCGTTGTGTTACCAGGTGTTACTGCAAAGCCACGACCAAAGGCGGGTGCAAATGTTTCAATATCAGCCATAATAAACTCCTTTAGTTTCCTTAGCGTAAATTGCGCTATCTGTCACCACTTAGTCTTGTCAGCCCAATATGCCGCTGACATCTTGCCTTTAGCTATGTTCTTTGCGTGCCTAGCCTTAAAGCTTGCACGCTTCTTTTTCATCGCCTCAGACTCGCCCTTCTTTGGCGATCCAGCAGTCTTAGCGCCTTGCTGTCCAAACCGAATGGTCTTTATCTTGTCGCCTACTTTGGCAACAACAATGTGAGACTTCTTCGGATGGTCAGGCGTGCGCTTAGGTTTATTATAGCCAGAAACGCCAGCGCGAGAGAGGCGCGAGTCCTTTTTCACTTTTTCTTTTTGGCCTTAGCCATCTTCATGGTCTTGCCACCTTTGGCAACAGCCTTCTTCGCCATTCCCATAGCTTTTGCTTCATAACCAGATTTCTTTTTACCCATCATTGGCATTTCAATTCTCCATCAATTAAGTTTAACTTATCCTACTTTCCACACAGTGCCATTGCTGTAGACGGGAACGAAGTTAGAACCACCGCCTGCAACAGTTGCGCCGAATGTCGTTGTGCTGCCATCAGTGATGAAAGCGCGTGCGCCAGTGTTGCCAACAGCATTAGGAAGCTGGGCAAAGGTAGATGGCGTTGTTTGCACTGTATTTGCAACAACAGCATCAAGGTTGGCTTCCATATAGGTAATCATCGTTGTCACAGAGCAACGACGCGCATCACCTTGGTTTGTTACATAAAGCGGGAACTGATCTCCACCTGATACCTGAGTAACGGTAGGAAGCTGATTAATTGTAGGCATGACTTAACTCCATTCAATGGGGCCGTCAGGCCCAGCGTCAACAGGATCGACAGGTATCATGACGAAAGGATTATCCCAGCGCCAAGGTTTGTTGCCCTGACCGATCGGCATTGTTTCAGGTAGCTGCTGTTCAAGCGGGAATGCGGCTCTTTGCAGTAGCGTGTTGTATGCAGCCTTAGCGGTTGTCTTAGTGTCAGCAGCCACAGCCTTACCATATCCAGGCGCAATACGAATTGCGAGATTGGTAATGATGGCTTCCCACGCACTGTCAGGCACAAAGGTAGGCTCGTCTAAGTCGCTGTCCTGTGGGCTGCTTGGCATTGAATAACCCAAGCGCAGTCCTTTAGCGTTCCACTCAGCCATCATAGCGTCGAGGCGATTAAGCGCACTCTGTAGCTGCTCTGGCTGTAGATCGAACACATATTCCGCCATGCCTATTTCTTCAAAAGCGGCGGACACGAACTGGCGCTTGCTGTAACCCATTTATTCCTCCAACGCCTTCGCAATGCGTTCAGCTAGCTTCTTATCAGAAGTTCGCCCATCATACGACACATTTAGTTCTTCCGCCTTTGCTTCCAGTTCCTCGCGGGTTGGCGCAGAAACTTCGTCAATAGGTTCTTCAGTTTTCTCAACTTCCTTAGCCTTTGGCTTCAGAGGTTGCGATGCAATCAGTGCTTCTTCATAGGACGCAGACCAGCCCTTGGCGATCAATGCGTCGAATGCATTCTTGTCCGCAGCGCCTTTGAAAGCATACGACTTGCCACGCGGTTTCTTGTGTGGCCCAGGGACACGATAGAGAATGGTTGGAAAGTCTGTCATTTCTTTTTTGCCTTCTTTGGCTTTGCGGTTTTTGCAGCTTCTTTGAAAGCGGCAGCAGTGGGTGCGCCTTTGCTTCCTACCTTACGCATACGTTCAGGTGTCTTGCCAGCGGCCTTCTGCTTTTCAATGCGCTTACGTTTGGCATTGATATTTGCATAGAGACCAGGCTTCATCATTTCTTTTTACCTTTAGGAGCCTTGCTTGGCTTGCCAGCCTTCATAGCAGCTTTCTTCGCCACGTTCAAAGCAATCGCAATGGCTTGCTTTCTAGGGCGTCCAGCCTTTTCTTCCATCTTGATGTTTTTGCCGATGCTTGAACGGCTGTAACCTTTTTTAAGTGGCATCTGACTATCTCCTACAGGAAAGGAAAGGGGAGAGCCGAAGCCCTCCCCAGTCTTATTAAGTTTGGTTGAACAACAGAATCCCAGCCATTTCTGGGTTCGTCATTACCACACCATACAGTGTGTCCAGCGTGTAAAGCGTCTGGAAGGTCAGTGGATCGAACCTTTTGGTCATGACCAATTCGATGCCCTGATCCGTAGCAGCACGCATTACGTCAACGCCAGCGCCATCTGGAACAGCATAACGACCAGGCAACAGCTCGATCGAATCCTTGCGCCAGAATGGGTTGATGTTCGAAGCAGCAACGTTCAAGAAGTTGAGCGGAGCAGCCGAAGAAGCTGCAACCAATTCAACGTTCTTGTACTGCAGTTCAGCATCAGTTGCTGGAGCAGTCGCTGCGATGATTGGAGGGCTGATTACCAACGTAGTGCCGCCAGCAGGGACGTCAATTACGCGGAAGGTCTTCAGTTCGCCAGTCGAACGCTTCGTGATGTGGTGGACTGCTTCGATGCCGTCGATGGTGAACGCGTCACCAGCAACAACACCAGTAGACGATGAAACAGTTACAGTCTGGTAACGGTTGTCAACGTTTAGGATGCCGCCAGTGCTGGTCGTTGTCGCCTGTGGAACATACTGAGCTTGAGCGCCAGTGGTGTTGATGGTGACAGTTGCCGAGTTTGCAGCGCAACGGTTAGCATAGTCGAGCTTGTAGGTCTGGAAGCTTGCGACTTCACCGACGAACGAACGCTCATATGCGTTAGCCGACTTGTTGCCAGTGAACGAACGAGTCGCTACTGCCAAGTTGCCTGCCATGCCGTTGTAATCGCGGCTCGACAATGCGAGGTAACGATCACCAGCCATAACGCCCTGTTCGTTCATGATGCTGTCGCAAAGTGCGATGTCATCATAGTCGCCAGCAGGGGTTGCAACGTCAACAACGAGCGTGCCTTGAGCAGCAGCCAAATCCATAACGGAAAGGTTGATGTCAGAAGCAAGCTTTTGCTTTGCGGAATCACCAAGACGGCCTTCTTGCAACGCATCGCGCAGTTCCAATGCGTTCATCTGCCAAGCAGAGCACTTGTTGAAACCAAGAGTCGATGGAACAGAAAGCTGAGTCATCGTCGAA